CTTCAAATGGAACAGACCCACCGTATTCTATTGACGCATTAACAATTGAATATGCCACCCACGATAGAAGGTAGATAAAATGGGAACAGGTTATACCAGAAACGATACCGTCAATAATATTGCGGACGGTAACATTATTAACGCTTCTGACTTTGATGGTGAATATGATGCCATTGAGAATGCGTTTAATAGTAGCACAGGCCACACGCACGATGGTACATCAGGCGAAGGTGGACCTATTACTGTGCTTGGTCCTGCCCAAGACTTTGTTGCTAGTACAACAGATATAAAACCAAAGACAGATAATACTCTTGATATTGGTACTACTCTTCTTAAATTTAAAGATGTCTACATAGCCGGTACAGCTAATCTTCCCACAGTTGATATTGACGCAGGTGCTATTGATGGCACTACCATTGGCGGTACTACAGCCGCTGCTGGTACATTTACTAATCTAACTGCCAGCACAGATTTGACACTGGCAAGTGGTTCTACTGTAACTGCAATCTTAGATGAAGATAACATGGTGTCAGACAGTGATACTTCACTGGCAACACAGCAGTCAATCAAGGCATATGTAGATTCACAGCTAGGTGCAAATGATGAACTAAGTGAGATACTGGCAAATGGTAACATTACTGCTGGTACTGGCATTGACTTTATTGACAATGACAAAGCACGTTTTGGTACAGGTAATGACCTTGAGATTTTTCACAATGGCACAGACAGCATAATTAATGATGCTGGTGACGGTAGCCTAAAGCTACAGCAAGGTGGTACTACCCGTCTTGAAGTATCTACAACGGGTGTAAACATTACTGATGATATAGACATTAATGGTGATTTAGATGTAGGTGATGATGTTACACTATCTTCAGATGGTGCAATCATCAATATGGGTGCTGACAGTGAAGTAACACTTACCCATGTAGCAGATACAGGTGTTCTTCTTAACGTAGAGAACAGCACTACAAATGCCGTTACTGACCTACTTAAACTGCAAGTACAGAGCAGTGGTACACCTGCTGTGGGCATTGGTACAGGCATTGAGTTTTCTACTGAGACTGCTGCAGGTACTCTTGAGACAGGCGGTGTTATTGAATCTGTAACAACAGGACTAACACCTACTGCTGAAGAATTTGACATGGTATTTAAAACTATGTCAGCAGGTGCTACAGCAGCAGAAAGACTAAAGCTAAACGGTGACGGTGCTACTATAGGTAACATCAATGTAGATGGCAACACTATTATTAGCACAGATACTAATGGCAACATTGCGCTTACTCCTAATGGTATAGGCGAAGTTGATATTACTAAGGTAGATATTGATAGCGGTGCTATTGACGATGTAACAATTGGTACTAATAGCCCAGCTACAGAATTGCAAGTAGATAATATCAATGTAAATGGTAATGCCATTACTTCTACTGACACTAATGGTAACATTGCAATTACACCAAACGGCACTGGTGAAGTTGACATTAGCAAAGTAGATATTGCTAGTGGTGAAATAGACGGTACAACAATAGGTGCTAACAGTGCAGCTGCAGGTACGTTTACAAATCTTACTGCAAGCACTGACCTAACACTTGCTAGTGGCGCAACTGTAACTGCTATCTTAGATGAAGATGCAATGACATCAGATAGTGATACAGCACTAGCTACTCAACAGTCTATCAAAGCATATGTAGATAACCAGATAGGTGCTGCAAGTAATGTGACAGATACGGGTATTACATTTGATGGTTCTACAACAGGTGATAGCATCACTACTACTCTATCTATTACAGACCCTACAGCAAATAGAACATTTACATTTGCAGATGAATCAGGAACAGTATCAACTAGAGCATACGCAGACGGTAGTGCTATTGCATTAGCTATTGCACTTGGATAAATAACGCTTGACAAACAAGGAGAAATCTGGTATAATTATATCAGTAATTTGGAGTAAAAAATGGCAAATGCTTTTAAACTGAGAACATTTGATGGAAGTAGTACTAGTGCTGCTACTGATATGACTATTTATACAGGTCAAACAGGAACAGAGACTACTATTATTGGTATGTCTATTGCTAATATATCTTCTTCTCAAATATTAGTAAGTGTAAAAATTGAATCAGATACAGTAGATGTTACTACAAACAGTAATGTTTATCTTATTAAGGATGCACCTATACCTGCTGGTTCAACTCTTGTTCCAATTGGTGGTGACCAAAAAGTAGTATTACAAGATACTGACGTATTAAAAGTTGTTTCAGATACTGCTAATAGTGCTGACACTACTTTGTGTGTTTTGGAGATAACCTAATGCCATATTTAGGACCACCCCCTTCACAAACTTTTGTATCGGTTAGCTATCAGGATTTGACTGGTGGTTCAGGCACAGGTTTTACATTAGACTATCCAGTAGGTAGTGCCAATGAGATAGAGGTGTTTGTAAATAATGTCCGTCAAGAACCGGGTGTGGCATATACCGTAGCTGGTACTACATTGACGATGACAGGAAGTATAGTAAGCACAGATGACTTTTATATTGTGTTTCAAAATAAAGCAGTAGGAACTATAAGTCATCCAGCAGGTAATAGCTTGCAAGCTACTACTGGCACGTTTACTGGTAATGTAGACATTAACGGTAATGAGTTGATACTAGACGCTGATAGCGATACTAGCATCACAGCCGATACTGATGACCAGATTGATTTCAAAACTGGTGGCAGTGACAGAGTTACTATTGATAGCAGTGGTAATGTCGGTATTGGTACTACTAGCCCATCAGCTACGTTAGAAGTAGATGCCGCTACCACAAATGGTCTAGTGCAAATAGGTCAGCTACAATTTAAGAATTCTAGCGGTAATTTTACCACTGGCACAGATGGGGTTCATGTATTCCCATTTTCGGATGGTAATGTATATCACGATAATTATGATGGTGGTTTTTCTTGGCGCACTGGTGCATCAAACACACAAATATTTAAAGTTACTTCTACAGGCCATACCACAATAGGTAATCCTTCGTATGGTACAGGTGGGAATACAACCACTCTTAATGTTAGATATGCAGGTGGTGGCACACAGTATGGTGCGAATTTCTTGCCAGATGCAGATAACGCACAGGCTATTGGCTTTTTCAACGCATCAGGTACTGGAATTGGAAGTATCTACCTGTCATCATCAGCCACAACATATTACACCTCATCAGACTATCGCTTGAAAGAAAACGATGTTGATATGACAGGTGCTATTGAGCGTGTAAAACAGCTACAGCCAAAGCGGTTTAACTTTATTGCAGACACTGATGACACTACCGTAGATGGCTTTATGGCGCATGAAGTACAGACTATTGTACCAGAAGCAATTTCAGGCACACACAACGAAGTAGATGACGATGGCAATCCTGTTTATCAGGGCATTGACCAAAGCAAGCTAGTGCCGTTGCTGACAGGTGCGTTGCAGGAAGCCATAGCAAAGATTGAAGCGTTAGAAGCTAGGGTAGAAGAATTGGAGAACGCATAATGGCAGTTTCAAAAATACAAGCTGAAAGTATGAACCTCGCTGATACCTATGCTTTTACTGGCAGTGTTACTGGTGCTGGTCCGTCAGTTTCTACAAACACATTTACTCCTGTTTTTAGTTCAAGTGGCGCAACTACAGCTTATGAATCAGATATTTATAGTGCTTATTCAGCACAGCGTGGTGATTATTTAAGAATTGGAGATTTAGTTTGGGCCAATGCCTATCTAAGAGTTGACACAAGTTATTCATATCAAAATGGGGGTGCTGACGGTCAAACAATCGTTTTAGCTAATCTGCCTTTTACTGTGAAAAATGTAAGTAACTATTTTCCAAGTGCTACTTTTGGGTGGCAACAGCTAGATGGAACAGGATGGACATCATTAAATATGATGGGTTATGGGCGTTGGAATACAAAATATATTGAAATTGGTTACGCTGGCGCAACTGTATGGACTTCAATTTTAACCACTCATGTTAAAGATGGTGATGGGTTTATAGTATCAATTGTGTATGAAACGGATGACGCATAATGACAACAGAAGAAATTGTAAGAGCAGAGCGTGATAGGTTGTTAATGTCAACCGATTGGTGGTGCATTTCAGACAGAACACCAACGCAAGCACAGCTAGATTATCGTCAGGCTCTTAGAGATATACCAACGCAAGATGGCTTTCCAGATACTGTGGTATGGCCTACAAAACCGTAAGGACTAAACAATGGCATACATAGGTAAATCCCCATCATTTGGTATTAGACAACGCTACTATTTTACAGCAACAGGTGGCGAAACATCTCTGTCTGGCACAGACGATAATGGTCTAACACTAACATTTAGTGATGGAACATACACGGATGTAATGCTAAATGGTATTACACTTGTAGCTGGTACTGACTA